TTTTTGAAAACTGAAATATTTTTGTCTGTATCATCCTATATAAAAGATCATCTATGTTAGTTTTTTCTCTTTTTTTCTCAAGATCTTTGTAGAACCAACCGGGAGTCTTGTCCAAACGATCTATCATCTGTTGATTATTGGCATCAACTGCTTCGGACAGATCTTCAAGTATCTTTAAATTGCTATCGATTATTTTTTGAAAATCCTTGTGCTTGAGTCTTCTCAACTTTTCAATCATTAATTGTATTTCTTCTATGCTCAACATAATATTATTTAGAATTCAAAAAGTTTGTTGAATGTGTTTGTGGTTTCAGTTGATTGGATGTCCCAATCCAAAACACCGATCAGGTTATCAAGTTTTTGATCCAATATAGTCTGCTCCATCGCGTCGGAATCAAACGGAAGTTCTTTGAACCAGTCAGGAATACGCAATTCGTCTACTGGATACGCAATGCTCGTATAGTTTAATGGATTGTTTTTCAGCTTACAAACAATTACTTTAGCACCATCTGTGATCGGCAGTGAATACTTGTCGCCATACATCTGTCTGCAAGTGTTCCAATTGATACTCGCTCTAACGTGTCCAGGCATGTTTGCTTTGCCTTGTTTCTTTTCTTTTTCCCAATAGTCTGTCACATTGTTTGCACGTTTTGGTGATCCCTTTTCCCAACCTGGTCGTGCTTTGAAGTCTGCCCTAAAATCAGATATTGCTTTAAGCACCTGTTCTTCTGTTTCACCGGTCAGTACCTGATACAACACATCACTCAAAAAATCCTGCACAAACACAGGAGTATCAGATCTTTTAAGATCAAGACCCATTGCTTTGACTTTGCCTTTCTTCCCTGCTGTGTCCACCCGTTCACCTTCTTTATCGTAATACAATACAGCATATCTTTTCTTTGTAATAAACAAGCCTTTAAGTGCTACAAGTTCTCGACCTGCTTTGATAACAGAACCTCTTGTAGTTGGGCAATGGAATGCTTTATTCATAAAACTTGAAAACGTTGTGTTAACTTCATTTGCAATTTTGTCATAAAGGCCGATTACATTGTCCTTGCCCCAGGGTATTTGTCCCGACTCTACTTCTTTTTTCAATGTTTTGTGTGCGGAAAAATACACAGAGTCAGTGTCTCCATACACGATACTTTCACCAACATGATCATACTTTCCTGAAACGATTTCATTCACTTTGGCGCCCATGTGTTTTGTAATACATCTTCCTGTCAGTGTTACTGATTGTCCTATACGCATGTCAAAAAATCTGCATCCGGGATTCAGTATCGCACCATATAAACTATTGAGATTAATTTTTTTTACAAGTTGCCTTTTGTCCCAATATTCTCTTTCGATATCGTTATCTCCTGCGTCATGCATCTTTCTTTGCATGTCTTGTCTTTCTGCATACCAACGTTTAAGCAAACCTGGAATAATGGCTTCGTACTCGTATGTGAATATGGTTCCGTTGGCACTCAACATCCATTTGTTGTTGCCGTCAAACACAACATCGTACAGTTGTGCGGCACTCATACGCACACTTGTATCATCACTCCAGTCCACAATTAATTCTGTGCCTTTTTCTTTGGCCATTACTGCCTGGTACTCCCAACTGCCAAACTGGTTGTCCCATGCGGCCGCGAATGATTTTTTGGCATGTCTTGCCCTGTTTATCTCTGCCGAAGTGATCACTGGACGTATCTGCCCAACTATGGTTTCTGGACCCATGTTCAATGCCCTGATCACACTTGGATACAGAGAATTGATATCGATCGACCCTATCCAGTCATGTATGCCTTTTTTTGGAGTTGCCACATATGCTCCGGCCGCCGTAACTGGTTCTGCGTCCTTGTCTCTAAATTTTCTTCCAGGCACTATCATGCCCCTCCTGTGTGCTTCATTTACAATCGCTTGTTCTGTGACCGCAACTGCACCCATTGTGGTCTGTAGTAACACCGTGTTTTGATGTGCAATTTCATTAGCAAGTTCAATGAACTTTAGTTTCTTTTCAAGTTTTGCAAGTAGGTTTGTGTCTTGCCTGTTGTATTCTATAAACAATGCAAAGTCGTTGTTGTATAATGCATCCAACGATCCTTCATATACTGTTTTTCGTTCACCTAATTCGTGTTCTCCTATTGCATCTAATCTAAAACTATGTCTTTCCTCATACGTGTACTTTCTGTATAGTTCTAACAAGTCCAAATGCACTCTCCCGATCAAGTCATAACTTAATTGTTCTCTGCCATATTTTTCAAATGTCCTCTTCTTTGGTTTTTCACCCCAGAAACAAAGTCGTCTTGTGTCATCGGAACTGAGTACTTTCTGTATTCTACCCACTGTGTATGGAATATCATATCCTTCGGAGTTCCAACCACTCAATATATCTGCTTCATCTACTACTTGTAAAAAAGCGTCAAGCATATCTTTTTCTTTTTCGAATAAAAGTGTGTTTGGAAAACGTTGTGTTAATATTTCTGCATCTTTCATGCTCAAAGTTTTGGGTGGGACTGCAAATGTGACCAGCTGATCCGTCCAACCCATGTAACAACTTATGGCAGTAATTGGCATGAACGGATCATCTGTAGTGGCATAACCCCTTTCGGGGTCAAAGTCCACCTCAATATCAAAGAACAGCACGTTCAGTTTTGGAGTTTCTTTACCTAAGTAATTTTCTTCCAAACATCTGAACACTGGATTGATATCGTTTTCATAAAGTTGCTTGTTTGATCTTATACGTTGCTCCTTGATGAATTCTTTTGCTGTTGCACATTGCACTTTTTGTAACGGTTCGCCTGTGATTGATCTGTGTTTGCCTCTGGCATCAGGATAGTAAAATACATATCTTGCATCATACTCAACAAACACTCGACCTTTTTTAGGGTCACGTTCCACAACATAAATTTTGTCTTCGTCTTTTTTGTATAATGCGTCTATGTAACTCATAAAATGAAAACTCTATATAATCCTATGGTGTTCATAATTGTAAACCATGACGTTAGTGTACATAACCATATCTGCCTACGTCTCACAGCCGCAACCAGCAATGTGCTTGAGCCTAGCCAATATATTGGAAACACTATACTCATTATAGGAGTTGGAGATGTAAATGTCAAGATACAAGATCCTGTTATTGTTAGGGCCACAGAAACTAGTTCAAACCAAAAAGCTATCTTGTCTGATTTGTAACTGTTTACCCAAAATTCTTTGAGTATTGTAACCACTAAAGTTTACCGGCTGTATTCAGTATACTTTCTAATGTGTCCATGTCATCGGCAATGTTTTGATAATTGCCTTTATGTGCCACGGAAATTGCTTTGTTGATTAATGCAGGTTTAAGTTCCAGCTCTTCTGCTATTGCTTTTACTGTGTCTCTCAAGCCTGTCTTGAGATCATCAACTTCGCCAAGCACTTGTGATCCTTGCGAAATGATCTGTATTAGTTTTTGTTTTTCTGCGTCGTTGAAGTTTCGTACTGCCATATATTTCTCCTGTTAATATTAAACATTATATAACAGATCTAACAGTAATGCAAATTATTTTTTCTTTTTGTTTCTAACGTTGATTGCTTTTCCACGTCTTTCGGGATTTTTGTCTTTTCTACGTTTCCTGTTGACAGCGGCCGCGATTGCTTTTTTACCACCGGATGCTCTGAGACTGGCCGCCCTTGCCTTCGATAGGCACTTGGGTTTTCCTTCACCTTTTTTCCTGTCACCACACTTACCAATACGTTCACCCTTTGTGTTGTAACGGTCCCATCCACCGCCACCGGCTCCGCCTTTTTTGCCTTTGCCAAACCATGCTCTAAGCCCTGAATGGTTAGATTCGTGCAAGTCACACGTGTTTAATGCGTCATAGTTTTTACGTATAAAATTGATTGCCAAGTATTCGTCTTCGGACTCAAATACAGATTGTTCAAACTTGTCTAACACATGAAATTTATTTTCTCTTTTCACACAATTTGGAACCCTTTTTCCAAACATGGTCTTGAAACCTTTACGCATGTAACCTTTCCAACAACGTGTGCCTTCGAATACTTCTATTATTTTCATTTGTTTTTAGCCTTTGTTTTTTTCTTCATTGAATTAATGTATTTACGATATATTGCCGCTGGTCCTGATTTGCCTGCCGCCTTTGCTCTCTGTTCCATTGCTACCGCCGCCTGTATTTTGTGTGCATGTGATCTACCAGACTTCCTAATTTTTGACACACTAGATCTTGCTGTGGCCTCATCCTTGAAACCTAATCCGTGTATAGTGCCTTTAGGAT